CATAGTTAGCGGGTTTCCAGTATTACTATTTCCGCAAGCGTGGGACTCACTTAACAGCCCCGCAAAACTAAAATTGCAAGGTAGGCCGCCTAGAGTTAAGATGGTTCCATTTGTGGGAGTACCCCCTACATCGGTCACAGGACGGTAACGATTCGCTGCGGTTGAGTATAACACGCCCAAGGAGGTGGCAGATAACTTAACCAAAGCTGGCCATCTACCGGTACTAGTGGACGCAGAGGTGTCAACACTGTGGGCGGTCCCCACGGTGACTGTCCCGGTTAAGCCTGTAACTGGGCATACGCGCACCACATTACTACTGTCGTTGAATGATACTGCCGCCAACGAAGAGGATAAAACAACAATATCGGCGGCCATACTGCTGTTTTGTGGTGCGGATGTCACGGTCTGTTTGGTGTTTACGGTGTTGGTTGTGCCTAGCCCTGTGACAGTGTTTATAAATATCTGGGTTGCTCCGTTCGGGAACGCTACCAAGACACTCGTATCTGTGATTTTCTCAATCCGCGCATAACGGGCGCTGACAGGTACATCTGTGCCACTCTCAACCTCAATAGCAGTACAGGCCAATGTTGCCCCGATACCAGTAACATAACCCACATAGAGCTTATCTGTACCAGCATTATCTGCAAACAAAACTGCTGCTGTGGCCGTAGTGAGTGCTACAATATCGTGGATTACCACAGAAGTGTATCCTGTCAGAAGGGATGTAGCTGCTGTAAAATCAGCGGAATAGTCAAGGGTGTATTCTGTAGAGATGTCTTTCGCCATATATAAAGAACCAAGAGAGGTTTGCCCACCACCACCCACTCCGAACACTTGCCCATTAGGTAAAGGGGTAAACGCGGCCTCCTTGTATGCTGCGTTGTTGACGACTTCGACCATGGGGGCAGCTGTGAATTTACGGCCACCAGAAGTCGCCGCAGGATAGGAGCGGGAATAGCTCATTAGACAATATCCTTTGTGTGCTTGAGTTGTAAGAACATATTTGTGGCAGAGGACGCGCTGCTAACGGTGATGGTCACATCATCTCCTGCGGCCACTGTGGCATCAGAGAAAGTGTTATCGTTGCTTGATGTGCTGCTCACACTTAACGATGCGGTGGTCGTACCGTTGATCTTTAAATCAACACTACACGTACCTGCCGCACATTCCCCTATCAAATCGGTTAAGGTGTGGGCGTATTGTGCGTTGTAATACCAAACATAGTCCCCATCCGCAGGAGCTTCGACGAGCAAATCATGGTATTCTGTCACCGCAGCAATGCTTGATACTGTCAAAGGCACAGCCATCGTAATGGTGTTAAGCCCTGCATCACACACAAAGGCGTTATCTGTTGCGCCGCTATTCCATGTCAGATCATAGTCAAACCCGCCGACATTAAACTCAGCCCTGCTGGAGGAATAGCGGATGCGACCTGTGCCATTGAGGCTATAGACTAGGCCAGCGTCATAGTAGATACCTGTGGTGGTGTAGTTTGTAAATGCTAGGCTGGGGGTGGAGCTTGCGCCATCTGCTAATGTGCTGATGCTCCCTGTGGGCCCTGTTGCGCCGATTGGCCCTGTAGGCTGGAGAGTCCAATCTGTGAACGTGCCAGAACCATTGATGGATAGGACATTGACCACAAGAGACGTACCTGATCGGGATGTAACCTGCGCGTACATGTTTGTGGTCACCGCGTCTGAGGTGCGCGTGATTAAAACATACGCCCCAGCCTCATACGCGACATCTGTCGCCATAACAAAAGTTTTTGAGCCTGTACCAACAGCCACAGAGGATGTGGATGTGGTGACCCTGCCGTTGGCAATGTCAGCCAAACCATCATCTAATATGGCGACGTAGTAAGGCAAGGATTTCCCTGTCCCCGCAGTGACAACCACGTTGTAAATCTCACCCGCGCCACCTTCGCCACCAAGATTGGCGGTGTTGTATGTCGTGCCGTTATAAATTATCTCTGTCATGCGAGTCGCTCCTCAAGCGCAAAGGTCTTTATGTTGTTGGCGTAGAAGTTTGGCGTAATCGCTGAAAGAGTACCAAACCGCGCCGGAAAAGACCGCCGTATTACATATTGAACATCTGCTGAATCGTACACAAAGAACAGGTTTCCATCAAGGTCAAGCTCTCTATCGGTGTCAAACAGAGAAGCGAAGGCTTCACTGTCGGATAGAAAATCTAAAGTAAAATCAACATAGCGTTGGGCTTTACGTTTCTCGAACGCATCAGCTCCGCCCCGCGCCGACTCTTTTGTGGTGTTTGAGCGCAAACCAAACCGTAGCCCGTAACTCATATTATACCGTGGCTGGAAAGTGTCGGTGATGTAGAGGCCATCAGCTTGAACATACCCATCACCATTTGTTGTGTCATCGATTTCTACGCTGACATAGCGGGCAAACACTCGGTTTGGGAACAGATAGATATATTGACGGGGTAAGTTGAGGCGGGATAAATCTTCTGCGCTGTATTTCCGTGTCCAAATGCGGGCATCCCCCCAAAACAAACCCCCACCATCGACAGGGAAACCTTCAGGGAAGTAGTCAACCCAGCCTGAATCCACGAGGGGGGAGGTAAAGTCACCCGTGTGGCATGTGACCTCCTCAGAGCCAGACAGTGCGCCAGTAAGCCCCGCAGACGCGCTGGCGACTCTTTTAATGGTCAGGGTGATGGACGTGCCTGTGCCGCCTACGGTTACTTGGTACGTCGTGACATCCCCAGAAATCGTGAACACGTCACCCGCCGCCACGGTGATGCTTGTCGCTGCGGTGACATCAAGGGTGGTATCTGCGGCAGAATGCGCGCCATTAATTGTCACACCACTCCAAGCGACAGTGTTGGAAACTTTAGTTCGTATCAAGGCGGTGTTCGTTAAATTGCTGTCGGGGATGCCCACGAAGCCAACTGTCCGTTGTGCGCCCAAATCCACGGTGAATTTAGTGTTGGCAAGGGTTGCGTCGGTTGAACGTGTTACTTCTGTGAAAAACTCAGCATTAAGATTTGAGGGGGAAAGGGTAGGTTGCCACCCGCCGCCACCGAACACTCGCGACACTGTTGCTGTGTCCACCCAGTTAGGGGCGCAAAGAACAAAACTAGCCATTAGACTTCAACCCCTCCCCACGCTTGTAAGACCACCAAAGAAGCATCCGCTCCCCCGCCGGACTCGGACGCGAAACGTAAACGCCGCCCTGTTATCCGATAAATCCGGTTCTCTACTTGTATCACATCCCCTAGGGACAGCGCAAACCCATACACAACAGGCACTTCAATCTCGACGGTCAACCGTTGGGTGTCATAAAGGGTTAGTTCATACGCCGCACGAGTCGATGCATCCGCAGCGTCAGCCAACGCGGTGTCCACAGTGCGCTCAAGGGAGTTGAGGTGTTTAGTTTGTGTGCCAGTGTCGGTATCCGTCTCCGTTCGCCACTCCTGACTCACAAAAGGGATGTCCCCTAGATTGGCCGCGTCCCCAGCGATCCCATAAACATCTGCCTCACCCATAACGGTGTAGTTCTTCTGATACCGAATATTGGCGCGGTAAATAGGGATGCCGTTGCCTATATCTGAGGGTGACAGAATTTTGATTCGTGCGTCTGAGCTGCCGTCGATCAATACTCGGTTGTCGAACTCCCTCACCAGTTCCCCGATAGTGGGGGCCTTGAAGCGCCCAACACGGTACACACCTGCGGCGGTGTTCCGTAAAAACAATTTTGAGGACTCAAGGATTTCAGGGATAACTCTGCCGATCTGAGCTTCTGTGTTGTCTTGGAATCTGAACACTTCGGCATTGTCTTCAGCGTTAGCAGTGATGACGCATAGAGGGCAGAGGTCGTAACCCGCGCTGTTCAATATCTTCCACATCGTACAAGCCGCAGAATGGTTATAGGCCACAGCAGACGTTGTGGCATTGTAAGGCCCAACCGCGTAAACCCCTTCCTCCAACATTAACCCAAAGAGGGTAATGCTCCCCGCAGTCGTCGCAGACGAGTTTTGGGGGTAGAATCTCAACTGAGTTGAGGTGTTGTTGGCATCAAAAGTCAGCGAGCATCTATACCTGCCGCCGCCCAAGGCGCTCATGGTAGGGTTCAGAAGACTCGTGGAGGTTACGTTGTTGGTCACGGTACTGGTTGTGCCATCAGAGGTATCAAACTTAACTTCAGCTCGGACACCAGTACCGGTGGCGCGTATCACCAAAGTTTCTAACGTATCTGCTTCCAAAAAAGCAGATACGGTGTAGTACCGACCGGATACCGTTGTTACGTCCTGCCTCAGATTAGCCCCGCCCGTAGCGGTTTTTGTGACCGTATATGCGGTTTGGATATCATCCGGCGCACTGCCCGCACCAGCAGACACCACAGTTACGCTGTTTGTTGTCCACGCGACATTTGTTAAATCCGTGGAGTATGTGAACAGGTTTTTCCACCCCTCAATAGCGTCAAATGTCACCGTCTTATCGGGAGTAGTGCCAAAAGCGACGAAGCACCCGCGTTCGTTGTCACCCTCGTCAAAAACGTAGCTTCCTAAATAATAATCAAACTGTCCCGCCGTAACAGACCCGTCGGTGGCCGCTGTGACGAACGACGATAGCGTAGCGTGTGCCGTCCCTGCGGTAATCGAGGCTCGACCCACATACATTGTTGGGACTTCGGCCACGGGGTCAGAAGACAACTGGTAGATTTCATTTGCCCTATCAACCAATAACGCGGGCATGTTACCCGCCGCCCCTTTACCCAGAATACGTGGTTTTGGCGAACCACCAATGTCATCGCCTGTCCCTTCGAGATAAACACTTGAGCCGTCATTTGTCCCCGCATATTTGAAAGGTTGATAGGTGTCGGTCATTACCGCGAAGAAGGGGCTGCGGATGTTGATGCGAATGGTTCGGTTACTGAAATCAATGGATTGGATGACCGCGCGGAATCGTACAGGGCTATCTGCGGGATTCTTTGAATCGGAGGTCAACTCCTTTATAAGAAGCTCTCTACCATCTAACCCACGATTGAGTAGATAGTCCAATCTGCGCGATGCGTTATTCAATGTGATTGACCCCGCACTGGGGACAGACATCCCTGTGGTCTTCCCATCGTCAAACAGAAATTCCTCTACGGACCCTGCGTCCAACAGTAATGGGAGGTACACTGTGTTGGAAGGTGTGTGCGCGGAGCGCGTGATGTATCCTGCTCCGGTGGCAAAATACTCGCGCACAATCCCCGCTTCAGCATCATCATAAGTGTCAAACTCAACAAGAAACTTCCGTACCCCAGCCATCAGAACTGAGTCCCTTTCAAGGCAACATTGTTCATGGAGCGGGCGAGTTCATCAACCCTGCCACCCAACCGGTCGAGTTTCCCACCCAAGTAGGTGGTTTCTTCAGAGGACTGCTTACGGTAGGCAGAAAACTCACTGACCATCTGTTCTGCGCCGTACAGGAACTCTGTGTTGCCATTAGTGACAATCTGGGCAGACGAACCAAAGTTGACTAATTCAGGGCCTTGCTCACCCACCATGGCCAGACCGCCCCCGAAGCGACTATTGCCTGTACCCGACGCGAAGCCAAATAACTGTTTCTGCTCGGACAGTATCTCGCCTACATTTGACTGATCGCCAAGTACGTTGGCTAGGTTGTCTAGGTAGTTTTGGCCAGCGGCGGGGTTTTGCTTCACATACTCCGCAAACGACCCTGTCGAAGATGAGAAGTCAAACCCGCCAAAAGAGGAACGGACTTTTAAATCTCTGTCAGCTTGTAGGGAAAGGCCAGAAACAGAACTTATGCGACTGAGAACGCTTGCGTCCTCGTTCGGACGCAGGAGTTGACTCACAGACACACCTGTTCCCAACCCTGTATCCGCGAAGCTGCGGGCAGATTGGTCAACCAATTGCTGAAGGAGGGTGTTTGTTGTGATCTGCTCCATCACCATCCGTTCTTCCGCAGATATACTTGTCTTAGCTAGAGCCTCTGCTTGATTCAGGAGGTTGAACACATCTTCGAGTCGGGCAAGATACTGCTCGGTAGGTCCAAAGTAATCTAATGAAGCATCAAGGTAATCCTGCGTTGTGGATTGTAAATCTTGCAAAGCGTCGATGTCGCCTGACGCGATACGCCCAGATAGGCGGTCAAAGATATTCTGGGCTTCGTTCGCCCTCCCAAGTCTGTTCAGCCCGCCAAGCTGTGCGTTTAGGAGTAAGGAGTCGCGGATGGCTTGGATGTCCAGCAAGTAGTCTTTGAGGCGATCACGTAAAGACTCGATGGCGGATTCTTGATCCCCAAGTATTTCTTCGAGGATAGATTGCCGTTTCAAGCCGTAGAGTTTTTCAATCTGGGCTAAGTTGCCTCCGACAGATAACGCCGCCCGCAGTACAGGGGAGCGTTCAGCGGCCAAACCTTGTAGCTGCAACGCAGCGGGGTTTTCAAACCCTAGAATCTGGTTGGAAACTTCCTGATCGAATCCTGCACGTAAACGACGCACTTGGGTATCGCGGGCATTTGCAATTTTATCTTCCTCAAGCCCCAGCTCTTTGGCTTTTGTGATGTACTCCTCAGCTTGGGAATTTAGCTGACTTAGCACAGCTTCCATTTCTGAGATGACAGGGTTGATGAAAGTGAGGTTGTCCAACATAGACGCGAATTGCAGATCCTCAAGTACCTGCTCGAGCGTACTGCCCTCAATATTTATATTCTCTAAAGCGGTGGTCAGGTTCTTGCCTGTCACGTCGCCCAGCTTTGCAAGCTCAAGTGTTAGTTGTGCCAACCCTTCATTGACCTGCTTTTCATCTGTCGGGTCAAATTCGATGCTGCTCAAGACACCTTCCTGCCCAACGCGGCCAACGTCGAAGAAGCCTCGGTCATTGTTTCGGCCACCAAAGATAGACAGCCCACTCACGCCAAGCCCTTGGATTGAGTTGAGCGATTGCGTGATAGAACCAAGCCCTTGAGCTAGGCTGTCAGCAAACTCTGTGCCAATTGTTTTTCCTGCTGTGCGAGATTCCGTCAAACCTCCTGTGCCAGTTTCCGCGTATAATTGACTGATTTGAGACGGCGCACCTGCCCCAAACAATCCACCTATCGCGTTACCTGCGAAAGAGCCTATAGCAGAACCTATCATCGCGCCTACAGGTCCACCGATGGAACCCCCAATGGCAGTCCCTGCGATGCTCCCTGCGGTTCCGCCCACAGAAGCCCCAATGCCCCGGTCTGACCCAAAGATGAGGTTCGCCCCCATGTTACCGGCGAACCCCGCCACAGCTGACCCTGCGCTGAAGCTGGACGAAATCCCAGCGTTTCCTATACCCGCAGAAGCAGGACCGGAAGTGACAGGACCTTGCAAAGCCCCACCACTAGCACCAAAGAAGCCTCCAACCTTGTCAATCCCCGCCGCAGCAAAACCATTGGGGTCAAACAGCGGGGAGCTTAAGCCTCTACCCAGTTTAGAGAGGTTTGAGATACCGCTGAAGCCACCTAAGCCCCCGCCACTGCCACCTAAGCCCTGCGTCACTTTATCGACACTGCCTTGCCCTGCGCCGAGAATTCCGCCCAAACTTTGGATGACAGGCACAATGATAGGCTGCGCGATGGCGAGAGTTGCCATCTGCGCCAATAAATTGACGAACAAATCTTTGATGCGGTCAGTTAGGTTGCTGAAGCTGTTGACACTCCCGCTGAATATATCCTTAAAAGTATCTTTGAACGCATCGGCGATGCCATCTGCGGTGCGTTCAAAGATACGCTCAATCTGCTCTGCACCTTTCTCTTGGTCTTTAAGGAAAGCATCTAGCGCTTGTTGGCGGGCGCGGGCAAGGGCTGTGGTCACTTCTGGGCTTAACGCCCCCGCACCTAACGCTTTTTGCTGCAACTCCTCAAGCTCTGCCAATCTCACTTTATATTCTTCAAGGGGGGTGCGGGTTGACTCCACTAAGCTCTGCAATGCTTTAGCAAGTTTATCTGCGCCCTCAGCGGCAGAAGATAAACCAAACTCATCTGCCTTCCCCCCAGTGAAGGGGTTAAAACCTAGTTGATCCTTGAGGGTTTTTAAATTGTTTGCATAGTCTGTTTGGGCTTTTATCAATGCTCCTGACGCAGCTTCCACCGCCTTTTCCGCTCCAAAAGTGTCCGGTGCGGCGGTCAGTAAAGTGTACCAGTCATCGTTCTTCGTCACTGCCCGAACCGCAGCCAATTGAGTCTCTGCGGCCTGCAAATCCTTGAGCGCGGTGACAATGCCCCCCATTCCGACTTGACGTTC